AATACCTGGCATATCACGACTATTTTTTTCAACGTTACCTTTGAGAGTAGTCTCTATTCTTGCTTGATCTAATTCGTTTTCAAAATGATCAATACATGAGACTATCTCTCCTAGGTTACCTTGTACTTTTCTATACCAAGTACTCATTCGTCAAAACCCAAATTATCTTCATCTACTTCTTCGGTCCAATCGTCATCATTTTCGATCATTTCTAATTCAACCATTGCTGAATCGATACTTGCATCATTGCCATATAAATCATTGGCCATATGTTCAACATCATAATGATCTTCGGCCGCTCGTAAAAAACTACTGGCCGCTTCTACACGATCTTTTTTGGGAATCGATGCACGAACTGAATACCACAGTTCTAAAAGTATTGTAGCATCATGATCCATCATGCTCATCTACATCTCCACTTGTTACCATATCAGGATCTACTTCTGGTGGATCCACTAATGGAACATCATCATTGGGTGCTAATTCACCAAGATCAGTGCTAGCCAAATCTAGCATAACCTTGTCAAACATTTCGTCTGACCAATTTTTTCTATACTCTAACATTTCTTCGCCGTTAGGTCGTGTGTACTTATAACGGTTGCCTTGCTTAACAAGTAAACCTGTAGATTCCATTAAATCAAATAATCCACTATATGGATTCATTCCTGTTTCATATGGAATTTCTACTTGTACACTTTCAAATGGTTTGGCGTAACGTGTTTTCATAACTTTACAGGCCGCTCTAATACCATGTACTTGGCTGGTTTTATTTCCGTCTGCGTCTACTTTTAATTTAAGTTTTCGCATAGCAACAACAATACTTGAAGCATAGATAAAACCTTGACCACCGCTGATCTTGTCATCTGGATCAAACATGTCCTGACTTGCATAGGTATGGTTTGTAGCAACAAGACCTACGTTGTAGTCACCAAACATGTTTACACAGTTACGAACCAATGCCGTAAGCGCCTTTGGCTTACGACCCATATCACCCTTCATATCGCCTTTTTGGAATTGATCAACATCTGTTGGCGTAAGGAGCATTCCAAGACTGTCAATTACAAACAGTACTTTAGGACGATCTTCGGGTTCTTTGTCTGCATAATTTGTTTTGTATTCTTTCATAAAGTCAGAAACAACTTTAGCAACATCATCTATCATTGCTAAATTCATCTTCATCAACTTTTCTTCTGAAGTATCAACGTTTAATGCAGAAAGCCATTTCTCATCAAGTGCATTTTCACTGTCAATTAAAACAACAAAAATACCTTGGTCTTGTGCCGCCTTAATTATATTACCACTAGCAATATAAGATTTACCAGCACCTGACTCACCTGCTAGGACAGTAACTTTGCCTAGCGGAATTCCTTTTGTAAAATCTCCGGAAATTAATTTATTCAACACAAAGTTTCCTGTTGAAACCCATGTGTCAGGATCTCTAAAACCAATACTCATTCCGGGTACTGACTTGGTAATAGTTTTCCTAAATTTACTTACATCAAATGGTCTTGCCATATGTTTATCTCCATATTAGAACTAGGGAGACCTCGCTGGTTACCGAATGGAGGTTTTTGCCGGAAACTCCCTAGTGTTAATTATTAACCGCTTTTTCTATTGCGGATCATTGCCAATATATCTTCAGCACTTGGCTTTTTATCACCTGCATCTGCACTTGCTGACACAGGAGTATTTGCTACTGCTGGAGCAGGTTCTGGTGCTGGTGCTGGAGCCGATTCAACTGCTGGAGCAGGTGTTGGCTCTGGTGCTGATTGGGGAGTTGGCTTTGCTGGTGCAGTTGTGCCAGTAGGTTTACTAGCATTATCATACTGCATACCTGCAGGTTTATAAAACTCTCCAAATCTATCAGGATCATAAAGTTGTCCATCTACTGATGCTTCAAACATCTCATGAATTGCTTTGAGTTCGCTATCATTAGGACGTTTCGGCATAAAGTCATTTAATGTAAATAGACCATTAGTTTCGATTGCTTTTCTTTCTGCTTCGTTAAGACTACGTTCACGTCTTGCCCAATTAGAAGTAGAATAATCAGCATACTGACCTTTTTGAGTTTTAGTCAATTTAAAATCAGTACCTTGCTCATAATCAGTCGGAATCTCAGGAAAGTCTGGATCCATAAGTGCCGCTGAAATAATCTTATAGATACTTGGATTGATAATAAACCTACGAATAGGATTCTCTGGTGTAGAATCTTCTGCTAGTGGATTGTCTACTACAAAACCTTGAAAGATGTAAGAACGTTTCTTCCAATATTTACGACCTTCTTGTTCAAGACTTGGATCTTTAAACCAAGGACGTATTTCTGCATGTACTGGACATGAATCTCCCCACATCTCAACACAAGGAACATTTACTGTTACTGCACGATGTTCGTCTTGTCCTTTGATGCCAGGAAAAGGCATACGAATCATTTGTCGCTCTTTCCAAAAGAACGTATTTGATTCATCACCATCTGGAAGGAAACGTAGAGTTGCCGTGGAATTTTCTTGGATATTCCAAAAAGGATAAATTGCATTATCCCCACCTGCGGAACCTGAACGATTACCGCCGGATTTGTTTTCTTGCTCGAGTAACTTTGCTCGAATTTCTGCCAATGAAGCCATAGTTTTCTCCTTTATTAGCCATTGTTAGCCTAAGTTTGTGCCTAAAACACAATATACATTCAATGTATAAGTGCATATAATACAGTTTTTCAATGGATCTGTCAACCATTTTTTTGCTTTATTTAAGCAAAATTCCTTGTGGATCAAATGTTGAATCAAAAACTTTATCCATATCAGGTTCAATGCTTTCCATTCCTGTCATTTGATTTGCCATTTTATCTAGTACTAATCCAACACAATGTTCTATATCAAACTTGTATTCGTCATCTGCGCCACTTATTTCTTCCTGACACATGTCTGCAATTTTTCTTGTATCAGGATTTTGCATCATACCAAAATCTGCAATGTAACGTTCTAGTACTTTTGTTGCAACTTCTTCATAATCTTCATCTCTAAAAAAACCTTCATTGAGATTAGCAATATATGGTAAAATTGCATTTAGGCTTTCGTCAAACTTTTTAACCGTGAATTGATCACGTAATTCATCAATTTTAGAATTATCAATTTGTATTGGTGATTCTTTAATTGTTTCTACTACTTTAGCATACTTTTTAGTACTTGTCAAGCCTTTTAATGTTTCTTTTATAGACAAAGCATGACGAGCCACTTTTGCAACTAATTCACTGTTTGACTCTGTAACCAGTTTGTTTGATCTTGCATATCTAATAAATTCTTTTAACGAAATCATACGATCTGTTAAAGCATTAATTTGTTGTCCTACCTCATCAAGTACACTACCACCTTTGCTGATATGACGTGCCATTGCACGACCTCCAACTAAACTTGTATGTGGTAATTTAAACCTTTCACCCTCTGATGTTTCGATAAAAAGTTCTTTAATATGTCTGCTTCGAGAACCACGCACTTCTTCGTCAACTTTTTTACTATGACGTATAATTAGTTTAGTGCTTTCTAGTGTTTGGTAACTTGATTTCTGGCTCCCGTAAGCCTTGCTAATACCTTCTTGTACTTGCATTGCTTTCTCCTGTGCCCCTTGATGTGCAAAATCTTTTAATTCTAATTTTTTTCCGTAAGTACGAACTGTAAATTCAATCATGTTCTTACTAGCAAATGTTTTAAGTGCTTTCAAAAATGATTCATCAGGATCAACGTCTTTGGACAAATGGACTTTAATTTCACCATCATCTTCATCAACATTAATCATTGTGTTGCTGTTAGTATCAAAAAATCTACGTGATTCAAAAGGTTCAATACTACGTTTACCTTCTAGAGTAAACATTTCAACGGCCATGCCGCGACCTTTCATTATTTTGAATAGTTCGTCTGATATCTTACTATAGTTTAACATATAGTTATTTATCCAACTTGTAGTATTTTATAAGTTCTGCTTCAGAACTATCTGGACTTATTTCTCCTAAACCTGCTTCTTCTATAGTGTTACTTGCTGTGTAAAACTGTGGAATATTATCTGCTTTAAGAGTTTGGTTTACATTCCAATCTTTAGTCACAGCATCATTTAAATATTTTGCTAGTTCATAGTTTTGTTTGAAACTTAAATGACAGTATCTTTTAAATGGTATTTCTTTAAAGCAATTAAATTTAACAAAGTCTAATTTTGATATATTGTTCAATGAACTTTTTGTTGTACTATTAAAAGATGGTAGAAATATAATATCAGGTTTCAAACTTTGCATATGTCCTTTGATTGCATATGCAATAAGTTGTTCTGTAGCATATCCATACTCAGTCCATAAAGTTCTAAAATCTTCTTGTATTGGTTTTATCTTATTCCAATAATCTTCCCAATATTCTTCAGAATGTTTTTTACCAGACATATGTTCAATATAGTGTTGTGCAATATTTTCACCTTTATGAACTAACATTCCTTCAAAAGAAAAATTATCAAGATTATCTATTAGATCGCCGTCATCTATAAATTTATCTGTTTTGAAAATAACTCTTCTTTTTAGATTTGGTATTGTTACAATAATCTTGTCATATTGTTGATAGTGTTGTAAGAATGTCTTATAAACAAAGATTATGTCAACACCACCCTTGCAAAAATTGTCTACATTTATATTATAATCAGTTGCAAGTATTCTTGGCCATGCATGAACAGGTGTTCCTTCAGGAATAGGATAATGGTTATAATCTCCATAACTATCACCAAAAATGGCTAGTCTCATTTTATAATACCTGCCAGAAGTTCTACCATTTCCTCAAATGGAATGTTAAAACTCATGCTTAAAATAAATCTTGTATTGTTGTCTTCATACATTGCACCATGTGGAACTTTGATGTTAAGAAGATAAGGTTGAGCACCTTTGCTTGGTTTTATATCATAATGGTTAATAGCATCACCTTTTAAAGGATGAGGGAATAATCTATTGCCTTTGTTTTTTTCTTCTTTATGTATGCCTTGTGATTTTGTACCAACTGGACGACCAGTGTACTCATTTAGATTAAACCATTCTGTAGGATATTCTTTTGCTACAAAAAAATTACAATCAACATTCAAAGGAAAATTAATAGCACTTTGTCTAGTTCTATCTATGTGAGGTACTTGCGGTGCATTTCGCATAAATGTTGGACCGCCCCATATAGGAAGTTGGCTTTTTATTTCATCTAATATTGTTTCGTCTTTTGGCTTTCCTATGTAATAGTCTATCTTGGTATTCAAAGGTTGCCAATCAATTCCTATTGTATTGTTTATAACTGCATGGGCAATTTTTTCTTTGTCATAATTAATATTTAAATATCTATAGTGCATTAAATTATTCCAATGGGCATCGGACCTTGTGTCTCTCCTTCTTCATCAAAGGTTTCATGTACACTCTGCATTACTCTTTCATCATAGTTTGCTATTACGTTTATCATTCTTACTGCTAATAAGGTTGCCATGACTAAATCATCATTTTCGCCTTCTTTTGCTTTAAAACTGTTTCCTGATGATATAAATGTTTTTACTTCTCTAATTAGATTTTTACTATTGATAAACATCTTATCTGTTTCAACTAAATTTTTAAACTTACTACAAGCAGATAATTTTGTTTTGTGTGTAGTAGTAAATCCTTGTCTATATCTTCTATGAACGCCTGCACGTTTTGGCTCACTTAAAAAAGTACCTGGAATATTATCTTCGCCCATTTCTCTTATTCTCACCAAAGCGGCCTCACCTAATGTGTTGTTTTCAACACTGTAATATATTTCTGCATGTCCGTTTGTTTTTTCTTCAATTTCTTTTGCTATTTCTCTCAATACTCTTATTTGACCTTCAACAGGTGTTTTATTATGTTGCCACTCTGCAACTTGTTTTAGTGAAGGTAATTCAAAAACTTCTATGGCCGCATGATCTCCTCCTGTACCTAAACTAGGATCAAGTGCAATTACATATGTGGAGTTTTCTTTAGGTTCTTCCCACCAACGTGTTTGTCCGTTTTTTCTTTTAGCATCCTTACCAAATAAAAGAGGTAGTTTCAAGTTGTTTATAAGTGTTTCGTCATTGGTGATAAATTCGCAACCATGTTCACGTCTAAATCTATCTTCACCAATTTTTGCTCTTTCTTCTACTGCCCATTCTTCATCTCTATCAGGATGTTCTTGCCAACTAACCAAAATGTGTTTAAAACCATTTCTACCTAATAACTGTTCATTTCCAAATTGATCAGTTGTATTACATGCTTCGCGCCATATTCTTGCAAATTGGTCATCGTCTTGGTTTGGTGTACTGGTAATTAAACATTTACCACCTGTTGATAATGTTGGACTTAATGCTGTCCAAAATTCTTCTGCTATTCTTGGAGGTACAAATGCAAACTCATCCAAGTATACAAGTGTTAAGGATAAACCACGTCCTGTGTTTTCTGTTGTTGCTTGTGCAATAATACGTGAACCATTATCAAATTCTAAACTACCTTTGTTATAACTTGTTACACCAGCACGAATATAATTAGGAAGTGTTTCATACATAAATCTTATACGTTGCATTATCTCTTGAGCACCACTATATTTGTGTGCCGCGATTAATATGGTACTGTCTGGAATAAACATTGCATACCATAACAAATAGCCAGCCGCACAGGTTGATTTACCTGTTTGTCTTGGTAACATTGCTATACTATATCTGTTTTGATGATAAACGTCAACTAACCGTTTTTGGTATTCATAAAGATTAAACTTCATCCTACCTTTTGTTGGGTGTTGAATATTACAGTGTTGTAGTAGGAAATATTTAGGATCGGTGATACACCTACGGATCTCCGTTACCTGATCCTGTGTAAACTTTTCTGTCTTAAACGGTTTTTTGACTAAATTTGTATCTACTGCCATTATTAAATACTCTGTTTATAGTATTTAGTCAAAAAGAAAGGGGACCCTAAGATCCCCTTTAGAAAGTTAATATTTAATAACTTTTTTAAGCCAGTCTAAATCTGCTTTGTCTGAATCC